CCCATTTGTTGGTATTTGAGGGACAAAGCAGTAGACAGCAGCTGGCAAGCTCCGAACTTTATGTTCGCTTGAGCGTGTATCGCTGTTTGTCTTGTCTTGAGCGGCCTAATTCCGCGGCGGTTGTCCCAGCAATCGTTGTTGGGCAACCCACTGCTGTCGTCGTTCACGTTGAAGATCACGTCTTCTTTGTTTTTGCGAACAATAACGAAGCACGCGTGTGCTGGCTTGGATGTGTCGGACGAGTCCGCGAGGACGTAGACTCCTGTTGACGGGAATTTGCCTTTGTGTGCTGGTATGCGCACGCTTCGTATGAATGAGGCGTTTGCTTCATCGAATCTGGGAACGATCTTGCTGGCCGACTTGAAAGCCGCCTTGTGGGCGGCTGTTTGTCTTTTTGTCGCCATTTGAAATAATGAAGTTGTTGTGACATCTAAAATGGACCCAAAAATGAGCTGTGTGTGTGATTTTTGTTTTTAGTCAGGAACATTTATTTGGGTCTGTTTAAGAACCTGCCAACCGGTCATTATTTGTCGCGGCGCGTTTTGAGGATGTCCGATCTACCGGTTGTTGCTGAGTCTACCAGCGATGTTCCTGTGTTTTCGCCAGTGGAGCCTGCGGAGGCTCCGCCAGTTGAGCGCTCGGTTACGTTCCCGGCGCAGTACTCGCAGTCGCAGCGGTTCAATTTGACTGCGGAGGAGGAGGCTGCCGAGGATGCCGCTGAGGCGGCTGCTGCCGATGTTCGTCATGCTTCCAAGAAGCGCAGGCGCTCGCCTGCTCAGACTCGTCTTGTTGCGGCTGACATTCAGCGCATCTTGTTGTGCTTGCATTCTCTTGAGAACCATATCGAGGATTGCTACTTTTTGCTTCAAGAGCTTGGTGTGCATCGTCGCGAGTGCCCTGGCGGACCCTCTATGTCTGATGAGGAGGGCATAGAGGAGACGCACTAAATGTTTACCGCCCACGGGTCCCTTTTTGTATATAATGACATCATTATTTTCGCAGGCGCACGATTGTTGTTCGCGACAATGGGTGACAGGAAGCGTAAGTCGAGCGGCGGTCTCGACTCGTCTCGCATAGCGAAGATTATTCGTGCTCGCGAACTGTCGCAGTTTCCACCGAAGGTGTATGGCAGGATGTTTGTGAAACGTGGTACGCCACAATCTCTCGGTTCGTTTGGCTCGACTTGGCGTTCAGCGACACCCGCACAGCGCGGTGAGCGTCGAGAGTACGGTTTTACCGGACAGGGTATGTACCAGAACAACCGCGGTATGTATGTTGGTGGCCGTGGTGGGTATCTCGGCAATCTGAGCAAGATTGGTCGTTTGATTGGTGACACCATGGGCCCTACGGGCCTTGGTGATCTTGGCAAAGCTGGTGCGAACATAGGCAAGATCGGAGACCTGCTTATGACTGGTCGCGGTGCGTATACCAACAACCTGGTGTCCATGGGCAATGCCGAGAGTGTTCCCATGTTTACGTCAACGAAGGACGAAACTGGAACGCTGACTATCTCACACCGTGAGTATGTTTGCGACATTTATGGCAATCCGCTTGTAGGCGGTGTGGCCACACCTTTTGTCAACCAGTCGTTCTCGATCAATCCTGGCATCGAGAAAACGTTCCCCTGGTTGTGTCAGCTTGCTTCGAATTACGAGGAGTATGAAATGAAGCAGTTGATGTTCACGTTTCGTTCTACGACGTCTGACATTGGCAGCTCGACAAACGGCCAGGTTGGAACCATCATCATGGCGACCAACTACAATGCGTCCTCTCCGGTTTTTACTGACAAGAAGACCATGTTGGAGTACAGCCATGCTGCTTCTTGCAAGACGACGGAGCCCATGATCCACGGAGTGGAGTGCGACCCTGCGAAATTGTCTGGCGCGGAGGGTAAGTACATTCGTACGAACCCGGTTCTTGTTGGCGAGGATTTGAAGTCGTACGATCATGGAACGTTTCAGATTGCTGTGTCTGGCACACCCGGCACTACTGCGGCTCCTGGTTTTGCTAACCAGAGCATTGGCGAGTTGTGGGTTTCCTATACCGTGTCTCTTCGCAAGCCGAAGTTTTATACCAACCTTGGTCTTGGTATTAGCCGCGATATTTATGTGTCCGGTGCGAATAGCGAGGGTACGACAGCTTTCATGGGCTCGCAAGCCGCGTTACTCAGTGGACAGCAGAACAACATTGGATGCTTGATTGCGTTGTCTCCGAACAATATTACGTGCACGTTTCCTGCGTCCTATTCGGGGAACGTTGTTGTGACGTTGCTGACGGAAGGACCTCCGGGTACTCACAGCAGTGCGAACACCCCTTCTTTGTCGGTTACTGGCAATGTTGTTCGCAACAACGACATGTACGCGTATGATTCTTCGAATCTCGACATTCCCGGGAACTTTGTTTTTGCTGGATGGGGCACTGCTTCCAATACAGGCATTTTCCAGTTCCATATTACTGTTGCTGTTGCAACGAGTGGTGTGAACAATACGTTCAACATTCAGACGACTGGCGGCAGCGCGGTTTGTACGCAAGGTTGTTTGGATATCACGGAATACAACACATTTGGCCGTTCCGGTGCAGCTCCCGTGCTCATCAACGCGGCGGGTACGGTTATCACGCCGTAGGCCATGGTGCTGGACATTTTGGATGGTTTGTTGTTTCGCAATGTACATTCATACTTGGAATGGATTTGGTTCGTGGAAGAAACTGCTAGGTGTAGCGTTTGCGAATGTTTTGGTTTTAATTAGGGTTTGCTTCTCAGTACCTGCCAGAACCCGGTAGGGTTAGCTTGCTTCTCAGTACCTGCCATAACCCGGTAGGAATTCCTGCCAGAACCCACATTATGGTAGTGTAGAATTAGGTTCGTTGTGCAAAAAATCTGAAGAAATGTAAATGCTTCTCAGTACCTGCCAAAACCCGGTAGGGTTACTATGTATATAGTCCGGTTTTAATAAAACCGAAATAGCCGGTAAACGGCGCTCAGAAGTGAGAGTACAGTATTACCTCTCACTTCTGAGTGCCACTTCGGTCACTGTGGCACTTCAGGAACATAGGAACATTCCCAACCGAAGGCCCACAGGGAGGTTCCTATGTTCCTGGCGAAAACGTATTTGGGTCCATTTACCCAGGAACGTTTTTAGGTCCGTGCCATCCGGTCATTATTGCCGGCGGCGCCTTCGGTGGGCGGCGAACTTGTCCAATTTATGGCTCGTTCGCGGAACTGGGTGTTCACGCTCAATAATTACACCGAGGAACATCTTGTGTCTCTTCGGAGTATTGTTGAGCGCGGGGTTGCCAAATACATTTGCTTTCAACCTGAACGTGGTGCTAATGGCACTCCGCATCTTCAAGGATGCGTCATCTTTGACACATCTGTCACTCTCGGAGCAGCAAAGACCCGAATGCCCGGTCAGCCGCACCTTGAGCGAATGCTCGGAACATTCCAGCAGGCTCGCGACTATTGCCGCAAGGATGAGTCCCGAGACGCTGCGGCTGGCTTCGGCTTCGGCGAGTTTGGAGACCCTCCCGTCGGCCAGGGTGCTCGCACCGACTTTGAGGTCGCTCGTGATGTCTTACGAGACGGTGGCTCCATGCGAGATCTCGCAGAGTCCCACCCGAGCCTGGTCATCCGCTACGGGCGGGGGTTGCAGACTATGCAATCCCTTTTTGCGGGCCCTCGTGACCCCGGAGGTGGTCCGACTGTCAAGTGGTTTTGGGGACCCACTGGCAGTGGAAAGAGCCGCGCTGCGTTTGCGGAAGCTGGGGAGGACGTTTATTACAAGATGCCCGGCAACAAGTGGTGGGACGGCTACGAGCAGCAGTCTGTTGTCGTTATCGATGACTACCGGCGCGACATGTGCACTTTCAGCGAGCTTTTGCGACTGCTCGACCGTTACCCCCATCGAGTTGAGATGAAGGGTGCGTCGATGCAGTTTGCTTCTTCTACCATCATCATCACTTCTCCCAAGGACCCCGCCTGCACTTGGGAGGGCAGGAGCGACGAGGATATAGCGCAGCTTGTCCGTCGCGTTACGGAAGTTCGTCACTTTCCTGGGGAGGTAGTGTTGTTTCCGATTTTTGAGGGAAATGTTGGTAATCATTAATTACAGGTTAATTGTCTGTGCTATCACCTCAGTGATGTGTGCCTTGCGTGCCCATTCTGTGAATGCCTCATCGTCCCCCATTTGTTGGTATTTGAGGGACAAAGCAGTAGACAGCAGCTGGCAAGCTCCGAACTTTATGTTCGCTTGAGCGTGTATCGCTGTTTGTCTTGTCTTGAGCGGCCTAATTCCGCGGCGGT